ACCTATAGAGCACCAGGTGCAATGGTTGGTGAAGCACTAGCTGCTCGTCAATGGGCAGTTGCACGTTCAGTATCAACAAACTTAACAGACACAGTGGGGGTTCTCAATGCGATTGCGGGTACGACTACTACTAATCGCCTTGATTACAACGGCGTATGTAACCTCATCGCTGGTACTTTTCAACTACCTGCAGCGCAAGCTCTCAGAGCGGTGTCATCTTGAGTGCTAAATATAACTTGGTCTGTGACCAAGCAACTACATTTAATTTCCAGTTTCAGATCAAGAACGACTCAACTCCTTGGGACTTGACTGGTTATACAGGAGTTATGACAGTACGCCCATTCGTTGGTGCATCTACTACAACTGTAGTAGCAAGCACAGCCAATGGCGCTATGGTCCTTACTGCATTGACTGGGCGTATTAACGTTACGCTAAGCGCAGCAACTACTGGCGCTATTGCAGCAGGTCGTTACTCATACGATCTAGTGCTTACATCTGGTGCAACAGTTACTAGAATTTTAGAAGGTAAATTTATTGTGACAGGAGCGGTGACAACTTGACCACAATTATCGTTATTGAAAACATCACACCACAGGTTGGTGTAGAACTCTCTCAGGATCAAGGTCCACAGGGTGGCGTAGGCGCAACAGGTCCAACTGGACCAGGTGGGCCTACTGGCCCTATTGGTGCTACAGGTCCGACGGGATCTACAGGACCAGCAGGTGTCACAGGTACGACAGGAGCAACAGGTGCTACAGGAAATACTGGACCGACTGGCCCGACGGGTTCCACTGGTCCTACTGGAACTACGGGAGCCACAGGACCCACAGGCTCGACGGGTCCAGCGGGAGCAACAGGTGCAACAGGACCTGTTGGTGCTACAGGAGTCACGGGAGTTACTGGACCTACGGGACCAGTTGGCGCAACTGGAACGACAGGAGCGACAGGTCCGACAGGACCTGCAGGAGCGACTGGCCCACAAGGTGCCACAGGCGTAACAGGAGCCACAGGTGACGTTGGACCGACAGGTGTAACGGGCGCTACAGGCCCTGCAGGGGCTACAGGACCCGTTGGAGCAACAGGTCCTCAAGGTGTTACAGGAGATATTGGTCCGTCAGGACCTGCTGGTGCAACAGGCCCAGTAGGTGCAACAGGACCGCAAGGAGTTACAGGAAATGTCGGACCTACTGGTGTTACTGGTGCCACTGGCCCTGATGGGGCCACTGGTCCTATTGGAGCAACTGGACCGATAGGTGCCACTGGCCCTGCTGGTGTAACTGGTCCGACTGGTCCAGTGGGTGCTACAGGACCTACAGGTCCATCTGGTACAAACGCTACAGCGTTGCCTGATATTTTAATGCTAGGTGGAATGTAGGATTCTCTTATGAGATTCCACGTTATCAGTCTACCTCACACGCAAACAACTAAAGAGTACGTCAACTGCGCTTATACCGAAAAGGTCAGGCGCTTTTGTATGATGATGAAAGGGTTAGGCCATACGGTCTATCTCTATGCTAGTGAAGATAACGAAGCCCCAGTAGATGAGTTAATTACTTGTATTACTAAAGAGCAACAAGCAGAGGCTTTAGATGGTAAGCACTTTACTGAAGCAGCCTTTGATAGAGAACTACCACACTGGCAAATCTTTAACGGCAATGCTATTAAAGAACTAGGCAAGCGCCTAGAGAAGAAAGATTTTATTTGTCTTATCGGTGGAGCAAGCCAAGAACCTATTGCTCAGGCTTATCCCAACCACATCAGCGTAGAGTTTGGTGTGGGTTATGGTGGAGTATTTAGTAAGTACAAGGTCTTTGAATCATACGCTTGGATGCACAGTATCTATGCAATGTTCAAGAACCCAACGCTAGTAGATGGCAACTTCTATGATGCGGTTATTCCAGGTTACTTAGAGCCTGAGATGTTTCCGCTGCAAGAGAAGAAAGAAGATTACTACCTATACGTAGGACGTATGGTAGATCGCAAAGGTATTGGAATTGCTCAGCACGTCTGTCAAGAGATGGGTCTCAAACTCATTATGGCAGGACCTGGCAAAGATCCTAAGATTGAATATGGCGAATGGGTAGGACCTGTTGGTCCTGAAGAACGAGCAAAGTTAATGGGCGGTGCTACTGCCTTGTTCGCACCAACGCTATACATAGAACCTTTCGGTAACGTTGTTATCGAAGCACAAGCCTGTGGAACTCCAACGATTACCACAGACTGGGGAGCATTCACAGAAACTAATCCACAAGGTGTTACTGGATACCGTTGCAGAAATGCAATGGAGTTTGCAGTAGCAACAGAGTGGGTTAAGAGTTTAGACCCAGTAGCAATACACAAGCGAGCAGTATCTCTGTACTCCTTAGATGCTATCGCACCACAATATGAACAGTACTTCGCAAGACTTCTCACACTATGGGGAGATGGCTGGTATGAAAGGAAATAATGCCAACACTGAACGAACTGGTGGACGAGGTAAAGGCTAACCTGCAAGGTTACGCTTTACGTCAAGACCGTATTACCTATGTTGCTAACCCTGCTGGTTTAACTACCACTAGCACATCTATTACCGTTGGCTCATCTTCTAACCTAGCCAAAGGTATTATTGAAATCGATGATGAACTAATCTGGATTGATTCTTTCGACAAAACTAATAACGTGATGAACGTTATCCCAGGCTTTGGTCGTGGATACCAGGGAACTACAGCATCACCTCACTCACAGTATGCCCCAGTAACTCTATCTCCTACCTTCCCACGTAACTCCATCAAGAAGGCTATCAACGATACGATCAATAGTTTCTATCCTAAGTTGTGGATTATTAACTCTTACACATTTACCTTTAACGCATCTCAGGTTACATACCCGTTGCCTGATGACTGCGAAGGTGTCCTATTTATCTCTTGGCAGACCACTGGTTCTAGCCAGGAATGGCTACCAGTAAATCGCTGGCGCTTAGATGGTATGGCTAATGCTGCTACCTTCAACACAAACAATACAATCAATATCTATGAGAACGTACAACCTGGTCGTACAATTCAGGTTTGGTATACAGCCACGCCAAACACTCTTGATGCCAACACAGATGATTTTGCTGACGTTACTGGTCTACCAGATTCTTGTAAGGATGTTGTCGTCCTCGGCGCATCATACAAACTACTGTCTTATCTTGACGCTGGACGAATCAATCTCGGTAGTGCTGAAGCCGATCTAAATGATTCTAAGTTGCCATCATCTGCAGGTGCTGCGGCATCTCGTTATATCTTTGCGCTTTACCAACAGCGACTTAATGAAGAAGCACTGAAGTTGTCCGACAAGTATCCAATCCGTATTCACTACACCCGCTAGATAAGGAAAGCCAATGACTCGTAAGTATTCGTCCATCAGTGTTGAAACAACGCTGGCTTCGGGAATCTCTAACAGTGCAACCACTATGACTGTAGCCGCTGGTACTGGTTCTGCCCTTATGGGTGGAGTCACACTGGCTGCAGGCAACGTAGACATCTTCACAGTCGCACTCGATGTAGATACACAAAACGAAGAAGTAGTTTATATCACTGCAGTATCTACCGATACCTTCACGATTGTTCGTGGTCGCGCTGGAACATCTGCTATCTCACATACTGGCGGTGCTACCGTCAAGCACGTTCTCACTTCTGATGACCTTAACTTCTACACAGCAGGTGTAGCAACAGCAGATGCAGCAATTCCTAACGCTCTAGTAACAGCCAAGGGCGATATCATTGCAGCAAGTGCTAGTGCGGTTCCAGATAACCTTGCCATTGGAACCAACGGGCAAGTGCTCACAGCAGATTCCACAGCAACACTGGGTATGAAGTGGGCAACACCAACAGATGTTAACTTAACCTTTAATGCTAAGACTGCTAACTACACATTGATATCTAGTGATGTTAATAAATTGGTTACTATGAGCGATGCTGGAACGCTGACACTAACAGTGCCTAACGGTGTCTTTACCACAGGCCAGCAGATTAACGTACAGCGCCTTGGCGCTGGAGCAGTCCAGATTAGAAACGATGGAACAAGCGTTCTAACTTCTACTGGTGCGACATCTACTGCCCCAGATCTACGTGCTCAGTACTCAGCAGCCACAATTATCTGTACATCAAGCAACAACTTCACAGTGATCGGGGACCTATCCTAATGCCAGCCTATAAAGTCTTAGCGCAGTCTGCACCTAGTGCAGCGACTGCTACTACGCTACTAACAGCAAGCAGTGCGACCATTGTGTCCACACTGCAGGCTGCAAATCGTGGTGGTACACAGGATGCTATCCGCATCGCAGTGCGCCCAGCGGGTGCATCTCTCGCTAACCAGCACTATATCGCATTCGATGTACCACTTGCGGCTAACGCAGTGCTATCGCTACAAGGCGGTATCACTTTGGCTAACACCGACGTTATTACTGTGTACTCAACAAGTGGTAACACATCATTCTCAGCCTTCGGATCGGATGGTAACTAATGGCTCTTAATATCGTAGGCGGTACAGTCAGTCCGTCAACACCTTTAACTATTGATGCTAAGACTGGTACTACATATACCTTTGTTTTGCAGGATGCTAACAATGAGTTAATCACAGCAAGTAACGCATCTGCTCAGACTTACTCAATCCCAACCAATGCCTCGGTAGCGTTTCCCATCGGCTGCCAAATTAACATAATCCAAATCGGGGCAGGACAGGTGACAATAAACGCAGTCACCAGCGGCACAACAAGTGTGCTGTCAACTGGAGCAACCGCTGCTGCTCCTAAACTAAGAGCGCAATACTCAGTGGCCACATTGATTAAAGCGGGAACTGATCTATGGTATGTGACAGGTGATATAGCGTGAGTCCAATACTTGGTATTTTTGCATCACAGGGCAGGGTTGCTGCCAACTCTTATGAGTCTATTGCAACTCAGACAGTCGGTGCTGGAGGGGCAGCCTCCGTTACTTTTAGTTCAATCCCTAGTACCTATAAGCATTTACAAATTCGTGGTATAGGACAAGATAATCGTGCAACTTATGGCATTTCTGAATTAGCCTTACAATTTAACAGTGATACAGGAAGTAACTACTCTTTTCACGGATTATATGGAAATGGTTCTACTGTTATATCAGAACCCGATACATCCACTTCTTTTATTAGAGCCAATGGAATGTTAGGAACAACAGTTGGCGGAACTTTTGGTGCTTTTGTTATTGACATTTTAGATTATACAAACACATCAAAAAATACAACCACTAGAAATCTTTGTGGCGTTGATTTTAATGGTGTTATTGCTGGATTTGGTGGACGCGCTGCATTATGGTCTGGCGCTTGGTATAACACCAGTGCAGTAAATAATATTGTCCTGTATTCAACAAACGGTAATCTTCAACAATACTCATCATTCGCCCTTTACGGCGTGAAAGGCTAGGGACGGACAATGCCAGCAGGATCAACATACACTCCGATTGCTACATACACTGTGCCTAGCAATACAACATCTTATACATTCAGTTCAATCCCCAGTACTTACACGGATTTAGTGGTTGTATGTCGGGCTGGAGCAGTTAGCAACAGCGATTTAACTTTTAGAGTCAATGGAGATACTGGAACAAATTACTCTTCAACGTTTCTGTGGGGAAATGGCTCAACTGCTGGTTCTGCTAGAACAACAAGTGTTGCTTTTGGATATTTTACTTATTATGGTTCTATTGAAACACTTGGCCACAGCGTTCACATAGGGCAGTTTATGAATTATTCAAATACCACGACATACAAAACAGTTCTTGCAAGAAGCGCTAATGCTAGCCGAGGAGTGGACGCAGTTGCCAATCTGTGGCGCAATACGGCTGCTATAAACAGCATTACTTTAATTGGTTCCAATGCAAATTTGTTAGCAGGTTCAGTTCTTACCCTCTACGGAATTACCGCTGCTTAAGGAGACAATATGCTGATAATCAACTTCGTTAATCATCTACCAATCCAATCACGAAAGGCAGTGTGATTGTCTTGCCAAATACATTTACCCTCATAGCCTCAAGCACCGTAGGATCTGGTGGGGCTGCTTCTATTGACTTCACTTCTATTAGCGGAAGTTATACAGACCTTTGCTTAAAATATGCTTTACGAGCATCAACTTCTACTAATAACAAAGACTGCTACATAACTCTAAATGGTTCTACAAGTGGATTTTCTGGTATTTATTTACAAGGCAATAGCGCAACCGCAGGTTCATTTACCTTAGCCCGATATGTGGGAAATGTGCCAGACTCAACCGCAACCGCTAGCACTTTCTCTAATTCGGAACTTTATATTCCTAACTATTCAGGCAGCACTAACAAATCTTTTAGCGTAGATACAGTTCAAGAAAATAACACTTCAACTGCTGGACAGGCTTTGGTTCAAATTATTGCTGGATTGTGGTCTAACACCGCCGCAATTACTTCAATTAGCATTGCGCCATCGTCTGGCACATTCGTCCAGTACTCAACTGCTTACTTATACGGAATCGTAAATTCATAACAACTAAGGAGAAACAATGTCACGTCCTACCCGCATTGAGGTTAACTGCGAGACTGGTGTAGAAACCATTATCGAACTAACTGACGCAGAAATTGCACAAGCAGAAGCAGACGCAGCAGCATACGCTGTACGTCAGGCTGAGTAAGAAGCAAAGGCAGCGGCTGAGGCTGAAGCCAAGGCATCTGCTCAGGCTAAGTTGGCAGCACTAGGGCTTACAGCCGAAGAGATTGCAGCGCTTTCTAAGTAATTTCTAGCAGTACCGCACCGCTTAACAGGCGGTGCTTTGTTGTACCCAAAAGAACTTAAGGAGAAGGAATGCCATACGGCGATGATATTACCGAGGGTCTGGTCTATTCCCTTTCCAACCCTGCAGGATCTACAAACTATTCAGCAACTGGTGAAGCCTACGATATTGCTATCGCGGGTCTACCGTTCTTCTTGCTGAACAGTGATGATTCACCCTATCGTCGTGTAACAGCACAGTACCGTAAGCAACAGATTGATCAGAGCCGTGAGCCTGGTGAGCAGACACTGACTGGTTGGTGGCTACGCAGCCAATCTTCTTTCCACTATGGACAAGGCATCAAGTTCTTTGAGCCTATCCAAGATGAGTCGCTTCGCTTTCAGTACACAGAGTCTAAGGGAATCAACGTTTGGACCAAGGGACAGGCAACACTGCTCAAGTCATCTGTTGGTCAGCACACAGTCACAGGTGGCATCAGAACTGATGGTCGTCCGTGGCAGATCGCCCGTTCTATTCAGTGGACTACTAATAGCAACCTATACAACGGTGTGCTTCTTACTGATGAGTACGATGTAGATAAAGTCTTCCCAGCAATCACTGTCTCTATTAACAACAAGGCGCTGACCTCTAACGTAGCAACGCTGACTACAACAGCAGCACACGGTCTATGTACTGGTATGCAGATTGTTATTACTGGTGTGGATGCAACCTTTAACGGTGAGTACCGCATTACAGGCGTACCTACAACTACCACATTTACCTATGCCAAGGTTGCCAGCAACGTAGCATCAACTGCTGTATCTCCAGTAGGTACAGGTGTGGCAGAAGTTATCCACTTCATTGACTATAACTCAGGTAGTGACTACCCAGTACACGCTCTATGTGATGATGGTGTCTATGCCTACTGGGTTACCAACGTGCTTAACGCTGGAACTCCGAGACTAAGAGTGTACAAGAAACTATTATCTGCTGATGGCTCTGTATCACCTACACTAATGATTAGCGATAACGGTGTTACTGTAGCCAACGCTGTAATGGAGTACACCAAAGAGCGTATCGTTATGTGCGTCAACGATAAGGTCTATGAATTTTCTAGTAGCGCAACATCTCTGCCTAGCCCTGTCTATTCACACAATGATCCAGAACACATCTTTACCAGCATTACTTCAAGTGGTGCTGCTATCTATATCGCAGGCTACTCAGGTATCCAGTCCAACATCTACAAGTTTACCTTGTCTACTGCTGGTGCTATGCCAACACTGACCAGTGCTATCACTGCAGCAGAACTGCCAGTAGGCGAGAAGGTATTTAAGATTGCTTACTACCTTGGCAATATGGCTATCGGTACCTCTGAAGGTATGCGTATGGCAGATGCAAGTCAACTCGATGGCTCTATTACCTACGGTGCTTTAATCTTTGAAACAACCCAACCAGTCTATGACTTTGCTTTCCGTGATAGATATATCTGGGCTGCCTCTGGCGTTGATGGTCAGGTAGGTTTGACTCGTGTTGATATGGGTCAACCATTAGGTAACCTACAGTTCCCTTATGCCTATGACTTGTACAACCCAGCAGATACGTTAGGTCACTACACAACAACCTGTGCTTTCCTTGGAGATACCAACCGCCTTGCTTACTGCAACGCTGGTAATGGTTCAGATGGTGCTATCTACATTGAGTCTGCATCTACATTGATAGCAGAAGGATTCTTACGTACAGGCTATGTCCGATACAACACACTAGAACTGAAGATCTTTAAGTTGATGCAGGCTCGTATTGATACTACCAATGGTGGGCTTAACATTGACTCCATTGACTATGCCGATAACTTCTTCCGCATTGGTACCTTTGCACAAGAGTCATCCGTTCCAGAGATTAACATTAACTATCCTCAAGCATCACAGGAATACTTAGGTTTCCAGTTCACACTGACTCGCTCAAGCACTGACTCATCTAAGGGTCCATTGTTTACTGGCTACCAGATTAAGGCGTTGCCTGCTATCCCACGTCAACGTCTAATCCAGTACCCACTGTCTTGCTTTGACCACGAATCAGATCACTTCGGGGTAGAGGTTGGCTATGAAGGTTCAGCATATGTACGTATGACCCAACTAGAAAACATTGAAAACGTAGGTGACACCATCCGCGTTGAAGACTTTAGAACTGGTGAATCATACATTGGACTTATCGAAGAGATGAGTTTCGTAAATGCTACCCCTTCAGATAAGCGATTCAGCGGCTACGGTGGAACGCTCTTAGTAACCATTAGGACGGTCTAATGCAGGCACAAGACTACGCAACAGTTGCTGTTGCAGTTGTAACTATTATTGGCGGCTTTGCTGCAGCAGTACGCTGGTTAGTTAAGCATTACCTGAATGAACTTAATCCGAACTCAGGATCAAGCCTCAAAGATTCCGTCACAAGGCTTGAGGAAAAGGTTGAGATTCTCTACCAGATTATGATTCAACGAGGTGGCAAGTGATTCCATTAGCAAAGAGAGCAACTCCTGCTGCTATCGCAGCGCTACGTCAGGCAACAGCCTTGCGCCCAAAACGCAAGAAGGCAAGCGATGGGCTACTACCATCTAAGGATCACGTCAAGCAGAACCCAAACTCTGACCACAACTCAGGCTTTGCAGTAGACATTACTCACGACCCAGTAGATGGTATTGATTGCGCCTTTGCTTTCATTAGACTACAGCAGGACAAGCGCGTGAAGTATCTAATATTCAAAGGCAAGATATGGTCACCTGAAAAGGGCAACCGTGATTACACAGGTTCCAATAAGCACAACAAGCATCTTCACATATCAATCAAAGATAAATGTGGAGATGACACTTCCCCTTGGTTCCCTTGGTTGGGTAAGCCAAAGGCTGTCAATAAGGTCAAGGCAAAAGTTAAGCCTTTACCTAAGAAGAAAGAACCAACAAGTCCAAAGGAGTAACAATGGATAAGAACAAGTTAAAGGCAATGGCAGCAACTTATTTGCGTGCTGGTATTGCATCAGTAATCGCTTTGTACCTTGCAGGCGTGACAGATCCAAAGGCACTAGCATCAGCAGCACTTGCTGCAGTTGCAGGTCCACTGCTAAAGGCACTGGATCCAAAGGCCACTGATTTTGGTCGTGGGTCTAAGTAACCCACTAGCGCGAGGCAATAGAAAGAGGCCCCTCTTCGGAGGGGCTTCTTTTTTTATGCCTAAAATATGCCTGAGTTACTGTCCCCTGCAAGGTGTGTCTTGAGCCTGTGGCAGTTAGCACACAGGGTCTGAAGGTTGGCTGGGTCATTGTTAAAGCGGTCACCGTCTATGTGGTCTACGTCTAGTTGACTGATGTGTACTGGCTTGAAGTCGCAGTGCTCGCAGTAGTCCTTCTTATGGACTGCGTACGGGTACTGGCTCTTAATGATGTTACGTCTATAAACCGTGAAGCATCTGTATCTACTGGTAGCCGTAGACATTCTACCGTCTCTAAGTTTAATTTTAATAGGGCCACAGACTGAGCAGATACCAGTCCTGGACTCTTCATCAATCTCCGAAAGTCTGTGCTTCATACCTGTCAGGTTCACAAGGGACTCGTACCAGAGCACCGCAAGAAAAGCAGGTGGCATCTAGGAAATACCAGGATAGTTCATAGTCATCAAAGGACGCTGCTACATTGAATACTTGAGAGCCACAGATACATACGTGTACTGGTCCTAAGTCCCGCAAATCAGCGCCAGTGACCTTTGGTAACCAACGCAGCGGGTTTCTGTGCTTCATTCTTGGCAGGGTTGGTAGACGGAGAGACACGGTAACCTGTCGGTTACCTACCCCTTGCGCCCTTGAAGGGCGCTCTGTCTTTTTCTGCTCGCTCACGCTCGCAATTGTACACATACCCCCATCTAGTATGTGTCTTACGACACGCCGTGATAGGATGCCCAGTATGACAACTCTCGTAGGTATCCAAGGTCACGACTTTGTAGTCTTTGCAGCAGATAGTCAGATCACAGATGGTGACCAACGCATCATCTCTATCGAAACTCCCAAGATAATCTCGGTAGGTAAGTACCTACTCGGTCTTACTGGTGACTCACGCCCAGGAGATATCCTTGCTTACTCGTGGAAGCCACCTGTATATCGTGGTGAAGATCCCGTTCGCTTTATGGGTAGCAAGATTCTTCCCAGTATCTCGGCTGCTTTCAAGGAAGGTAACTACGAGGTCGACAACAAGGAGATGAACTTCTCGTTCCTTATCTCGTTCAACGCTCACCTGTTCTCTATCGGTGGTGACCTGTCCTTTAACACATCTGAGCGTGGGCTGTTCTCGGCAGGCTCAGGTGGAAATTATGCCCTTGGGTACTTGTATTCTTTACCACCTAAGAATTACAATAAACTCATAACGGCAAGTGTGGTGGCAGAAGAGTCGGTCAGGATTGCATCCTTACTAGATATCAATACGCACCCACCGATACAAGTAATAGCACAGGAAAGGGTATAAATGAAAGAGATAATTGCACTTTGTGCAACAAGTTTTCTACTAGGTTTTGTTGCAGCATATGGCTTTGATACCTGGTTAACGTGGAGAGATGACCGCAAGTGGAGATAACGGATCCGAAAGAACTACTGCTCAATGCTTTACGTGCAGGAGATGCAAAGCGTTCACGTTCTACACAGGTACAGATAGGACCATCAGAGTTAGGTGGTTGCCGTCGCAAGGTTTGGTATAGATTGAATGACCAACCAGAGACCAATGAGAACGAGATGAAACTCGCTGCCATTATGGGTACTGCTATCCACGCTGAGATCGAGAAGGCATTAGCGGACAACCCAGATGTGATGATTGAAACATTGGTTGAATACAATGGGATGAAGGCACACATTGACTGCTATGTACCAGGTACTGGTGATGTCATTGACTGGAAAACAAGTAAGGTCAAGAACCTTTCGTACTTCCCATCGACACAGCAACGCTGGCAGGTGCAGACTTACGGCTATCTATTGGCTAAGAACGGCTACGATGTGAAGCGCGTCTCGCTTGTCGCTATTGCACGTGATGGTGATGAGCGAGATGTCAAAGTACATACAGAAGATTATGATGAAACAGTAGCACTACAAGCATTGAACTGGTTAGAGGCTATCAAGGTTGCAGATAATGCACCTGACCCAGAACGTGATGCCTCTTATTGCAAACACTATTGCAAGTTCTATGACGCATCGGGTGAGATGGGATGCGTTGGTATAAAAAAAGAACTTACACCAGCGACTGATCTAGTAATTGAAGATGCAGATGTTGACAAGAATGCATTGCTGTACCTACAGTTAGCATCACAAATCAAGGTACTAGAAACACAACAAGATTCATTGAAGACTTCTTTTGAAGGACTGCTGGGTGTAACGCCTAGTGGAATAGAAGTCAGTTGGACAACTGTCAGAGGACGTGAAAGTATTGACAGTGAAGAGGTAGAGAAACTACTTGGGTATGTGCCTAAGAAGTTTGGTAATGAATCACAACGTCTATCAATTAAACAAACTGGAGGAAAGTAAATGGCTGCAAATGAAAACACAAAGTTCCAGATTAACTATAAGTTAAGCGACGGAACTCTCATCAATCTTTATGCAACAGATGTAAAGGATCTTGAGACAGGTCTAACAGACCTATCGATGGTTTCTACACTAATCAAATCTACATCTGCTGAATTAGCAGGCGGTCCCTCAATTGAAACTGCAGTGAGCAATATCCAGGCACAGTTCAATACGACACCAGTTGCAGCACCAAGTCCAGTAGTTACTGAAGGACAGACACCTACCTGTAAGCACGGCAATATGACATACCGTACTGGTACATCAGCACGTGGACCTTGGAGAGCGTGGATGTGCTCTGCACCAAAGGGTGCAGCAGATAAGTGCGACCCTATCTTCTTGCGATAATCAGATGCGGGAACCTCGTGAGTACGAGAACCCGCTATGTGCAGAGATAGGTGGTGACTTCTGGTTTCCTGATAAAGAAAAGGATTCAATAAGTCAATCTGAAAGTCAGTATGCGAAGTCAATCTGTAAACGTTGTATTCATAGAACTGAATGCGCTGAGTGGGGAATCCACAAGGAGCAGTACGGTATATGGGGTGGGCTTGCACCACGTGAACGTCTTGTAGTAAGAAGACATCGCAGAATAAATCTTGGAGGGGATGAAGAAGTTGCTTAATCTAAAGAGGGCGATGGGCGGTAGCCACATCAAGGCTATGCCGTTGCCTGATGTATGGACTGGCCTTGCTGGTGAGTCCATTAAGTTTAGACGTGGGCAAGTATGTATGGTTGCTGCTGCACCTAACGCTGGTAAGAGTATGTTTGCTCTTGTCTATGCTATTAGGGCTAAGGTGCCTACACTTTTCTTCTCGGCAGATACTGATACCGCAACAGTCTTGATGCGATCTGCAGCACAGATCTCAGGACACACACAGTTAACCGTTGAGTCTAATATGGAATACAAAGAAGACTTCTACGGTGAACACCTATCAAAGATGTCACACATACAATGGGTATTCGATTCAAGTCCATCATTAGATGACATTGAATTGGAGATTAAAGCCTACGTTGAACTGTATGGAATAGCACCTGAGTTAATTATCATTGATAACTTAATGAATGTTGCAGCCGAAACAGACAATGAATGGGCAGGGCTACGTGCAATTATGATGGAGTTGCACGATATGGCACGCAAGACTCAGGCTTGCGTCTTAGTACTCCATCACGTCAGCGAGCAGAGTGAGTATGGCTCACCAAGTATGCCACCTCCGCGTCGTGCTATTCACGGAAAGGTCAGCCAGTTACCTGCGCTGATACTCACGTTGGGTTACGACCCATTTGAAGGGATGTTGCGTGTGGCTGCGGTGAAGAATCGCTTTGGTCCACACACAGCAGATGCTTCTAAGTGGGCTACACTATTTGTTAACTTTGCAGCGTGCCAGATAGGAGATCAAGATGCACAAGGTAGGGCCTACTTACGTGGTTGATATTCAGGAGCGCACGAATGCATAGAGAAGCAAATATAGTTGGATGCTGGGTCAGTGTTGGTATTGCTCAGCAGATAGCGTTAAGCATTGTGATTAGTAAGTACTCCATTAGTTTAGATATAGGTCCGTTCTATCTAGTGTTGGAGTTCTAATGGCTAATCCCAATGGACGTAAAGGTTCTCAGTTCGAGACAGATGTAATGAAGTGGCTTCGCAGTGTCGGAGTTATGGCAGAACGTTTGACTAAGGCTGGGGCAAAAGATGAAGGAGATATGGTTGCGATCATCGCAGGAAAAACCTACATCCTTGAACTCAAGAACAGGGCAACCCTTTCCTTGCCCGAGTTCTGGAGAGAAGCAGAAGTTGAGGCGCTTAACTATGCTAAGGCTCGTGGTATCGGGGAAGTGCCACTGCATTACGTTGTAGTTAAGCGTCGCAACTCTGGAATAGATAAAGCCTGGGTCATCCAAGACCTAGCACAATGGATAAAGGAGAAACAATAATGCCAGTACCAGAAGGTGACATCACAACAACAGATATCCTAGTAGCAGAAGTAGTTGAAGATTCAACCACTGAAGAAGAGGCAGATGATAGTACGCCTGAGTAGGGATGAAGTCAGAGTTTGTACACTGCTTGCAACAGAGCGTTGGCTTGCAAAGTATGGTTCTGTAGACAGACCTAACTATGCAGAGGGTAAGAAGAACGGCTACCTAGAGCACGAACTTCTTGCCAATGTCCGAGCCAACGTATCTGAGTGGGCTGTTGCATCACTGACTGACACTGCTTGGAATGTACCGTGGTATCCCAATGAACTACATCCTCGTCGTGCTAAGTTGCCTGATGTTGGTGTTAACTTTGAGGTACGCACAGTACGCACACGTGATTCAGTTCCATTTTGGAGCAAAGATAGTGGCAAGATCATAGTGGGAACTAAGATTCTTGATGAGGATTACTATTCACAGGTTGAAATATATGGTTGGTGCAACCCTGAAGAGTATGCAGTAACGCAATACAGAGATGAAACCATCGGTGGATGGCGTGTACCAGTAACAGAACTAAAGGAGTTTTAATGATTTGTCAGAACTGTACTAAGGCTGGGGAAGAGAACACTCTAACCCATTACAAGCGTGCTGCACACTGGCACGAGAAGTGTGACATAAAGGGGTGTGTATGCCAGCACAAGACTGGTCCAGGGTACGTAAGACGGGGCGATTCAAAGGTTCCGTTGATGCGAACACAATCCCCATAGGATTAATTGTTCTCCATTATGGAGGCGAAGTTCGAGAGGGTAGGTCTGCATCGGTAAGGTGCTGTATCCATCCTGATAAAAGAAGAAGTGCTGTCATTAATACCTATGACAATTTGTTCTTCTGCCACACTTGCGGGAAGGGTGGTAACGCAGTCAATGTTGTAGGTATCATAGAGAACTTGGAGTTTAAGGATGCACTTGCACGAGCAATCGAAATCGTTGCTGGAAGCGGTCAATCACTACAGCAAAAACCTGGACACAAGAGCAATAGAGTATCTAGAAGGACGTGGGATCTCTGAAGATGTTGCTCAACAGTTTTCTTTGGGTGTAGTAACAGACCCAATCAATGGTCACGAAATGCACACGGGCTGGCTTTCTGTGCCCTATCTGACTGCACTTGGTATGTGTGTGGGTGTGAAGTTTCGCAGATTAGATGATGGCAAGCATAGGTACGGTGCACCAGCAGGGCAGAAGGGTCACCTCTATAACGTTGCTGATGTCACCATCGATTCATCTATTATCGTGGTGTGTGAGGGTGAGTTAGATGCGGTAGTTGTATCAGGTATCTTGAACCTACCAGCAGTTGGAGTACCAGGAGTGCAGGCTTGGAAGCCACACTTTAATAAGTTATTTACAGGCTATGACATTGTGTATGTAGTCGGTGACAATGACATCAAGGAAGATGGCACCAACCCAGGTGCTGAGTTCTCCCGCCGTGTCTCACAAGAAATAATGAACTCACGCATAGTATCATTGCCACCATCAATGGACATCAACGACTTCTATCTTGCAAACGGTAAAGAAGAAGCGTTAAAATTATTTGGAGGTGTGTAATGTATGACAATGACCGAGAACGAGTGGGTCATAATGGTACAGACTTTGCAGCATATGGGCTTTCACATCTTGCACCAAGACAGGATGAACCAAACAGTATTGATAAGCCCACAGCCAACCCGTTAGCAGATCACGCTGCCGTTACTGGCTATCGTGCAATAGGTGTATCAACCGAGGACTTAACATCCTTCATTGAATCCTTTGCATCACTTCGTGCTAACCGAGTCAAAGGTGTAGGCCATAGTCAATATGCAATAG